CAACAAGCAGTATCTGGTTATGCTGCTGTAGCCATTACAGACGGCTCTACAAAAGCATTAGCAATAGCAGATGGAGCAACTACTAGTTCTGATGCTAGAAATATGGTTATTAAATTAACAGGAACCATGACTGGAAATTCTATCGTTACTGTGCCTAATTCTGTAGAAAAAATCTATATGGTTCACAATACCGTGGATCATGCAGGAAATACTTTAACTTTTAAAACTGTAGGTGGAACCGGGGTTCTTTTATGTGAGGGCAATAGTTACACTTTGTATTCAGATGGTACCAATGTTGTAAAACTAGATGAAACTAGAGTATGGAGAGCAATTACAGCAGCCGAAACAGTTCAAGCAGGTGCTAACATTGCGGCAAATACAAATGGTTCATCATACACTGTAACTCTACCGGCGTCTCCAAGTATCGGGGATCAGGTTAATTTTATAGATCAAGGTTGGGATTTCAATTCAAATGCTTTAGTTGTTGGTAGAAATAGTTCTAACATTGCTAATGCAGCATCCGATTTAACAGTTAACACTCAAGGTGCCGCTTTTGGATTAGTATATTCAGGCGACGCTACAACAGGATGGACTTACACGGAGAAATAGGAGATAATATATTATGTCAAATTACGAAGCTACAAAATACGATTTCGATGGTGCAAATCTTACTGGTATTGAAGGAGTTCCTAGTGGTACAGTTGTACCATGGTCTACAGCATCTGTGCCCACAGGTTATTTAGAGTGTAATGGTCAAGCTGTTTCAAGATCAACTTATTCAACTTTATTTGGAATTATTTCAACTACTTATGGAGTTGGAGACGGAGGCACGACTTTTAACGTACCGGATTTACAAGACAGAGTTCCACTTTCAAAATCAAATACAAAAAACGTGGGACAAGCTGCAGGAGCAGCTACTGTTACTTCAACGGGAAATGTTGGTGGGTCAACAGCGAACGCGACTTTATCTGAAGCTCAATTAGCAGCACACGCACATGGTATAGTTAGTAACTATATGGGGAACCCTGGACAATCACACACTGTGCAATCTACAGGCCCAGCATCGTCTTGTCAGCGGGATCATCCTCAAATGGGTTATCCTACTCAACAATCAGGATCAGATCAAGGACATGATCACAATATGAGTGCAACATTTAGTGGAGACGCAACATCAGTTTTACAACCTTATTTAACTGTAATGTACGTAATAAAAACTTAGGAGATAATTTATGGCAACAACCTCAACATGGACCGTAGTATTTGAAGACAAAAAAATCACCAAGCACGCAGGCGATGCAGCTGGAACTTTTTATAAGCTTGTCGATGCGTCACATGATTCTTTTTGGAACGATGCCAAGTGGACTAATATTTGGGCTATTCAATATGAAACTACTCCATCTTCAGACGAAGTAGAACATAGAGATACGACGTCCCATTGTAGTTGGACGGATGCAAGTTTAGGTTCATTCGAAGATCAATTTGTTGATCGGTGGGATGCAGCCCATTTAGCACAATTACAATTTGATTGGGATAACGATAATGCAGATGGTGAAACTGAAGCTGAAAAAATAGCAAGAGTTGGTGCTCGTCCTACTTCCTATTCTAGTAGATAATTAGGTAACCGGAAGATTTAACCAAGAAGTTAATAAATATTTTTCTCCTTTTAAAGGAGGATTTCCTCTGTGAACGAAAGGAAAGGCAGCCGGAAAAATTACTATTCGTCCTTTTTTTGGTTGTACTCTCATTGACTGATGAAGGAATTCTGTTTCCCCTCCTTTTTTAACATCATTTAAATAAACAGTATAGACCAAGGCGCGATTAGAATTGTCTATACCTGCCCCATGTTCAATGTGCCACACATGATAGCCCTGAGTAGGTAAGGTTTTTTGAATCTTGAGGGATGTATAGTCAAATTGTTGCAAATCATAAAGTTTTATTATTCCTGTAGTATGTTGATAATGTTTTACAGCAATATCTAGATTGACTATTAAAGACCTTAGTTCTTTAAACCAAACCTTAACATTTTCCGCTAAAAAAAGTTGTTTATCATTTTTAATTGTAGGAGGAGCTCCTTCAGTCTGCATTCTTCCGAAGGTTTTTTTGAAAGCATTTTGCTCTTCAAAAAGCTTAATAGCTTTATCGCAGTCTTGTGGTAAAATATAATTATCATATATTCCGATATGTTTCTCAATTTTAATTGTTTTTTGAGGTGGTTTTTTAGAAGTCTTCATATTTATTCTCCTCGTGAACTTCGTTTGTATAAGGTCCATTTTGATCTACATAATGAAAAAATACTTGAGCACAGTAGTCTCCTTTAAATATTTTTCTATAATGAGGTATTTCACATCCTAAATACATGACCCCGTCTCCTGGTTCTAATAGTATTTTATTTTTCCCCATAAAAATAGGCCATTTATAGCCACAGGAATCTAGGTTAACAGTAATGCTGATTTCACAGGCTTCTCTATCAGTATGCTTTTTTAAAGAAGACCCATACATATACGCTCTCCAAAAAGCATAGGTAGGAAAAAGTTTAAGGCCAGCATTTGTTTCAACTAAAGAAATTTTATTCTTTAAAAAAACATTCATTAAAGGATCTTTATACCATTGAGGTACTAATGGACTTTGGGCGCCAGTCGTCCATTCTTTTTTAAGCTGGTTTATACAATAAGGCTTAAGCAACAATAATTCTTCTTGGGTAAAGAAGTTTTTTATATTCTTATAACCCGTTTCTTTTAGATTAGCCATGATACAATACTGTAACGTACTCCTTCTGTAATAGGTTCAATTCGGTGAGGATAAAGAAAACAACTAGGGAAAAAAACAATTGTTCCCTTTTTAAGTTCATATCTTTTTATTTCTTTCATTGTAAGGGGATCATAAAAAAGTAAATTTCCCCCTTTATAATTATCATTTAAATTAATAATGCAGCTAAGGGTTCTTTCTGTCGTCCACGCGTGATCAATATGAGTTCTATAATGACCATCTATTTCGTATTTTAATAAATCAATTTGTTTTAATCTTTTAGTTTCGAGTAGAGGAAACTTGGCTTTATAAAAAACATAGGCCCTAGTAATTTCTTTTTGAAGATGTTTATAATATATAATATCTCCAGGAAGGTTTTGTTTTAATGAATACCCTTTCACTTTTCGTATATCTTCTTTAACTTCCCCTCCCCCCATTCCTATTCTTAAATATTTTTTACACTTTTTTTTATTATATAACAAAATTAATTTAAGTAACTCAGGATTAAAAAAATTATCTATTTTAACTATGGCTTCTTCTATTTTCATTTTGTTTTGTCTAATTTAAATTTTTCTTCTATTTTTCTTTTTTGCTCCCAATCTACCTGTTGTTCTGCATTAAAAACTATATTGTATCTTACTTGATCCGATGTTTCTTCTTCAACATAATGCTCTATTTCAGCAGGGAACACCATATATTGTCCTGGTTTAGGGTGTACTTTTAATTTTAATTCTGGAATAATTAAAGGTGCACCAGTAGTTAAATATAAGATGCCATGTACACAGTTATGCTTATGGTTTCTTACATAGTCTGTTTTTTTTATTTGGTTCCCCCAGGCTGCGCTTATGGTGTATCTCTCGTAGAAATGTCTAAATTTAAGGGGGTCAGCTTCTTGGTGAGTATTTATTAAAAAATTAAGAAACTTAATGAATAGAGGATCATTTAAAAAAAACTTCCAACCAGTCATTCCTCCTTTAACATTGGTTGAATAAGAAACATTTGGATTTAAATTATTTTTTACAAGCATCATCAGGTTATGTATATCTTCTACTACAGGATATATTCCCGTCGATATACATACTTTTCTAGGATAAGTTATTACGATACTTTGAGTAACGTTTTCAGTTATTGCTCTGTCTATAAATTCTATCATGGTTTAGACTCCCATGGTTTAGACTCCTCTTCTGGTAGTAAAAGTTCTGTAAACAAACTGCCATCTTCGTCTAAAGAAGTAGGTTGATAAAAGCTCAACTGTTTTCTTGTTTGATATAAAGAAGTTGCTGTTAATTCATTAATTTTATTGAAACCTGGAAATTCTTTTACAAAGAAAAGTTTTGCTAAATAATCTTTGGCTTTTAAAAACCATGTAGTGTTATCTAATATAATACCCACATCGTTCTTAGTGTGAGGAACAATAGCCTCTAGAAGTTCAAATCTTTTCATGTCTTTGGGATGTGTGTCCACTAAAATATAATCAGCTTCGGCTATGGAGGCTTTTACTTTGTCCTTTTTTAAATCTGCAAAAGAAATAAACTGAATAGCTTCTTGAGGGGATTCTTTCTGTAAAGCATCATAGATTTTTTTATTAGGCTCATAGGAAATAATAGATTGACACCTCTTTTTCCAATATACCACAGAAGGGCCTGAACCAAACTCTACCATCTTTGCATTTTTAAGATCTATACTTTCCATATAGTGTAAAAAAGGAAACGTCAGTAAAGGGTAGTGAGGAAGAGGATATCTACTCATAGTTGGCATTTATAACCATCCTTAGTTTTTTATCTGTGCATGAAGTGCTTGCATGAAAATTATAGGGGTCAAACATTAATGCCCTATTAGCTACAGATTCTATTAATTTGTTTCCTTCCTGTAAAATAGTTCCCCCATTACAGGTGTTGACATAGTAAACAAGCCCTTTACATTTAAACACTTGGTCTTGATGAAAACCATAATTTTCTATTGTTTGAGTTGCTTTAAATGCATTTACCTTAGCTCTAATTAAACGTTTCAAATCAGGAAGGTTATTTATGATAGGTAAAAAGACATTATAATGAAATGATTTCCAGGGTTCTTTAGTAAGTGGATTTGCAAAATTTGTTGTATTGTAAATTTCATGCCCAAAATAAGAAGTCGTATCCTCGTCTGAACACGAAGGGTTAATAACTCCTGTCCAATAATAAGGAAACTGTCCACTAAATAATGCCTTTTCTAAATTCGCATGGGCCTCTGGCGGTAAAAAATTATCTATGATTTCGTATTTCATTTTAAAAATTGATATTAACTATTAACATTGTTTCGCATGTTAATAATTGATTTAAATCAACCTATGTCCTATATTTATATTGATTTTAACTCTTTTTCAAGATATTTTTGTCTTTTACAAGAACAACAGGTTTTATATGCTTCAAAAATTAGGTTTCCTACCAGGGTTTAATAAACAGGTCTCAGAACTCGGAGCCGAAGGGCAGTGGTTCGACGGCGACAACGTAAGATTTAGGTATGGGACCCCAGAAAAAATAGGTGGCTGGTCTCAGTTAGGCGATGATAAATTAACTGGTGCAACCAGAGCGCTTCATCATTGGGATGATAATGCTGGTGTTAAATACGCAGCCATAGCAACTAACAGAATTTTATATGTTTATTCAGGAGGTGTTTATTATGACATCCATCCTATTAGAACAACCCTTACAGGTTGTTCTTTCACAAGTACTTCTAGCAAAAAAACGGTCACTGTAACCTCCTCAGGTTCCAACGGACTAGTTGATAATGACATTGTAATGTTTGATGCTGTCAGTGGGGTAACTGCAGTAGGATCTACTTATACCGACGCTTCTTTTGAAGACAAAAAATTTATGGTAACTTCTGTACCGGACTCCACTCATTTTACGATCACGATGGATGATGTGGAAGCAGGGACACCTCTATCGACAAGTGGTTCAGCATCCGTCTTATGTTATTACACAGTCGGACCTTCTCAACAACTAGGTGGTTATGGTTGGGGAACAGGTTTATGGTCAGGAACGGCAGCTGGTCCGGTAACAACTACACTAGCTTCTGGCATTAATGATGCGGTAACCGATATCCCTTTAACTAACTCAGCATCTTTTCCAACCTCGGGAGAAATTAGAATTGGATCAGAAGATATAAGTTTTACAGCTAATAACACAACCACTAATATTTTAAGCGGAGGTGCTAGAGAAGTTAATGGTACGAGCAAAGCGGCTCATAGCGGAGGAGACACTGTTACCAACATTACAGACTATTTTGGATGGGGAGAAGCTTCTTCATCGGATTTCACAATTGCTCCTGGCTTATGGATTCTTGATAACTATGGAACAAAATTAATTGCATTAATCTATAATGGCTCATGTTTCGAATGGGATGCAACAGGTGGTACAGGCATAAGAGCAACACGAATAGCCAACACTCCAACAGCCTCGCGTCATATGTTGGTTTCTGCACCTTCGAGACATTTAATATTTTTTGGAACTGAAACAACAATTGGAGATACTTCTACTCAAGATGATATGTTTATTAGGTTTTCTAATCAAGAAAGTATTGACCAAGCGGATTCTTATACTGTAACAGCTACCAATACCGCAGGTACGCAAAGGCTTGCAGCGGGTTCTGTAATCATGGGAGCCAAGAGAGGTAGAGATGCTATCTATGTGTGGACTGATACTTCATTATTCCTAATGAGATTTGTCGGTCAACCCTTTACATTCTCGTTTGAACAAGCTGGAACTAACTGCGGACTTCTAGGAAAAAATTCAGCTGTAGAAGTTGATGGCACAGCATACTGGATGTCAGAAAATGGATTCTTTATGTATGATGGCCAATTAAAATCTATGCCGTGTTTAGTGGAAGATTATGTTTATGATGGGATTAATTTAACCCCCAAAGATCTGATCAACTGTGGCTTAAATAATTTGTTTGGAGAAATTCAATGGTTCTATTGTAGTACTGGTTCAGACGTAATAGATCGAGTGGTAACTTATAGTTATGTAGAATCTGTCTTGTATAAACGTCCTATCTGGACTACTGGTACCTTGAGTAGAACTGCGTGGGCGGATTCAGCGGTGTTTGATAAGCCTCATGCAACCTCTTTTGATCTTGCAGATAATGCCTCGTACGATGTTATTGGCAACACAGATGGTAGTACTATATACTATGAACAGGAAACAGGGACCGATCAGGTAGAGGCTGGAGGTACTATTACAGCCATATCTTCAAATATTCTTTCAGGTGATTTTGATATTACACAGAGAAGAGGTTCTCAAGGACAGGTAGTAGGCATGCCAGACCTTCGAGGAGACGGGGAATACATCATGAAGATAAGAAGATTTATACCCGATTTTATTTCTCAAACAGGGGA